CCCCGAAGCTACCGCTCTGTACTCAATGTCCGTTTTTTCAGGGATACGAACAGGAATAGAGTACGGTAAGGTAATCGCGCCACCCTCTGCAGAGAACGAGTCCTGAGTCCGAAACACGCCTCCCTGTTCTCTCGTAACAAGGCGAATGTTTCCGAACTTGTTGTTCTGCTCCGTTAAAACCGTGACATCAAGCTGAGTGATGTAGCCGTCGTATCCCGCCGGAACCGTCCAAACAGCCATAAGAGTCTGATTGCCCCCGTTGACATACGCATAGGTGACGCCGCCGTTCGCTACAGTTATCGGCCCCTCTGGCTCTTGAGACCCCTGAACAAACGCACGATTAACGCGGAGAAAAGAATTGGTTGTTGTCGCAGTGCCGGAACCTGCCAAAGTAACCGTTTCAGACAGTTCGTTGTAGTCAGCATCCAACCCACTAATAGTCATGACTACACCATTGTCTGTAGCGCCAGAGCCACTGGAAACTGTCATAATTAACGCTGATGATGGGTACACATACAGTCCGCCACCCTCCCAGACCGTTTCTTCTACGTTCTGAATAGTGGGATTTACACCAAATTTAAAAATGGAGTAGTGGCCGGGGATTTGACCCCGGGCCACCTGAAGCTCAAACGGCTCAGATGTTCCGACCTGAGTTATGGAGCGGATCTCGTGAGCCACTGGAATCCCCTACGACAAGATGATCGTAAGTTGATTACTCGTCCCCGTGAACGCATCCACAAACACGCCAGCTGTTGCAATGATCCCATCGTCTGGGATGTTCATCACATGGTGGCCTGTTGGAAACGTCTGGGTAAGAAGAACCGTGCCATTGGTGTCGCCGTTCTTAATCGTGAACGCACCCGCTGCGGCAGCGTAGATAACTACCTGACGAAGACGAGATCGGTTCGGCCCAACAATCGCTGCTGTTGTGCCCTGTGCCCAATTATAGGCGGTTACTGGACCTGACATATGATCGTCTCCTTATGCGCCTGCGTTTGCGCCAGTGTCTACACGGATCCAGTTTGAACCATCGGAAAACACCAAGTTGCCTGTACCGTTACCTGTAGTCTGAGAAGCCTTCAGAGCATCGGAGCAGAAGATGATTCGGCCCGTGTTGTCTGATGCTGTTGGAAGGGAGGCGAACGCAATACCTGTAGAGGTAAAACCATTGTTCGAAATTACTGGACCAGAAAAAGTCGTATTAGCCATGTGAGTCTCCTGTCGTGGCAAATGTCAGTCGCACCACGCGACTGTCAGGGATACCACAAGCATACAAGACCTTTTTACAAAAAGAAAGAGGCGATCCGAAGACCGCCTCTGACTGTAGTACTGGTTCGAGACTTACGCCCCTGGTGAACCGAACACTGTACGTGGGTCGCTAAAGCCGAAGCTGTAACGCTCACGCGCTTTGAAGCGCATGTTACCCGTGTCGAAGTCAGCTTCCATGTTAGTGGAAAGCGGAGAACGCTCAAAGTGGACGAAGCCGCGAGGCGCGTCTGTTTTGATGAAGAACGCATCTGGATCAGTTAGGAAGTCGTTGACGGCGTAGCCATCAGGCAACATGCCCATTGAACGGATTGCGTTCGTGTCGTTGTCCGCTGTACCAACACGCAAGTTGGAAACCATCAAACGCTCTGCAATAAACTGCAGCTGACGTGGGATGACCAGCTTCATGCCGCGCAATGCGACTTTCAGACCACGTTCGTCAACAAAACCAGCGATGTTGATAAGAGCGTCTTCCAAAGAAGTTTCGTTCAAATCAGCAGCTACTGCTGGAGTGTTTGCGAAAGCGCCACCGTTTGTAAGCGGGTGGTTAGTTGCGCAAAGAGCAACGCCGTCACCGCCAGCAGTTGCACCGCCTGCGAACGCATTGTTCAATACAGACGCAGCTTTAACCTGCTTAGAGTGGGCCATTGAGCGAGCGAGGGCGCGTGTGTAACGGCTGCCGAGGCGGTCGTACAAGTTGTCCTCGATTGCTTCCTCAGTGATTGAGAACGCAAGCGCAACGGTTTCGTGGTTGTAACGAGCTGTGTATGCTTCGTTAGCGTCGTCGAAGTTAATTGCAGAACCTTCAGATTTTGTAGGTGCTGCGCCGAACCCGGATAGCATAACTTCTTCTTCAAACGCGCGGTCTGAAGATTCGGTTGTGAAGATCTCAGCGTGTTGGTTTTCGTACTTGTTGTACTCCATACCGAACAGCGCGTTGAGGCCTGGTTCTAGCTCTTTAGCTAGTTGTGCGCGTGAAATAGCCATGTGTTAGACCTCCTTAAACGCCAGTTGACGAAACAGTACCCGCTACAATCCCGCCATTGGCAGAGTTGAACGATGTATTGAGACGTACGATGAGTGGGATACCAGCGACCGTGAAGTCAGAGTTATCAGGGTCGTCTTGGACACCAATAACACGTAGCTGAAGAGCAGCAGTGGCAGCAGCAGTATTCAAGTCTGCAGACGCAGAGGAGATACCAGTGGTGTCATTGCCCGCAGTGGCAGTTGCCATCGCGATGTTTTTAAAGACCATTGCACGAACTTCTGCTTCAGTGTTCGCTGCTGCAACAACATTAGATGTCGCAATAGTGTACGTCTGCATTGGGTTGTCGTAAACAAAGGCTTTGATCGGGTAGTTTGTGTCTGCACCAGCAGCAGTACCCTGCCATGATGGAGCCCAGATAGTTTTACCATCTGATGCGCGGACGTACTCAACGCCCCAGAAAACACCCAAGAACGCTACGTTACCACCAGCAGCAGCTTGTGCCACAGAGATAGTACCGCCCGCAGTTGGGATTACAGGAGAACCCTGATACATTTTTGTATTGTTGCCTGACGCAATACGATACTCGGTAGCACCCGTAGTATTCGCACCTTGTCCAACAATACCGATGGGACGTAGCCCAAAGGATCCGTTAGAATTTGCCATAATAGCACCTCATATAATTTAATCGGAGTCTCGTCTTGAGCCTCCAAACGATACGCGACTTTGCCGACTATTACTAATCGGCATGGAAGGATGTTGTTCCTTCATAAGGTCCTGATCTACAGCAGTCATCTGTTCGCGGGTTCTGCCCCCGTAGTATTCAGTTCGTTCTGCTACTGTTTCGAGCGGGATACGGCACAGCATCAGTCCACCTTGGCCAATGATTCCCTCGTAACGACCTTCGTCGATAGTCGGTGCCTCATAGTTTGGATACTCATCTTTCCGGACAGGTTCCCATCCTTCACGCAACTTAGAGGTGACATTCATCTTGTCCTCTTCGCCACGCATTGCGACTCGGATCCAGCGATGCACAAAGCCATCTGGGGCATTTGGTGCGGCTAGGTAACTGGGCGGTGCCCATGGTTTACGGCGCGTTTCTGATTCGCGGTTTTCGCTTGCGCGAGCTTTTCTATCGGTCATAGTCTTAATCCTTCACATATTTTGCATATTCTTCAAGCGGTACGTTTAGACGTCTTGCCATCGCAATCTGTGATGGTGATAACTTCACCGACCTGCGCCCTGATTTTGCTGTACTGCGGGTAGCTGAAGCGCCAGCAGGTGCGACCTGTGCTCCGCCCGATTTCTTCGCAGGTTGGAATTTACTTGGAAACTCCGAACGCATGCGTTTGTCAACCTCACTGTAATACTCATCACTGGCTGGGTCAAACCCTTCTTCTTCTACCAATTTGCGATGAATACCAAAGGAGGCGTAAGTCATAACCTCGTCTGAACCAAACCACTCGTTCTTATCGGCCCACTCTTGAGCTCGAGGGTCGGGTTTAGCGGCCTTTGGCTGCGGGGCAGCTGCGGGCTGTTGTATCTGCTGCGGGGCAGGCTCTTGCTCCTCTACAGTCAAGCGGTGCTTGGCTGCGCGGACACGCTCCTGCATAAGCGTCATCTGAGACAACTGCTCTTGAGCAGCGAACATTGCGTCACTGTCGCCCGATTCATAGGCCTCACGGTACTGCTGTTTCACGGCAGCGACCTGACCTTTAATGCGGGACTCTTCAGAGTTGACGTAACCTTTGTCCAAGTTCTTAACCTGGCTCTTCAGCTTAGTGTTCTCGTCGAGAAGTCGTTGAGCCATCGTAACCGCTTCTTCACGATCACGCTCCTCTTTACGGTACTTCTCCGTAAGTTTCTTAATTCGTCCTTGGACCTTTTGGCTGTAGCTTTCCAGCTCGTCACCGTCTGAAGCCGTCTGGGCTTCAGCGCGTTCAGGCTTGGATGACTCTTCAGGTTCCACCTCGGCGTCGAGTTCAATCTCTACACCTGTGTCCTCTGTATCGAGTTGTTCTTCATTTTCTGCGGACATTGTCTTCTCCTAGACGTGCTTGATATCATCAGGCTCTAAGAGCGTGGCGATCACTTCGTCATCATTAATGATGCGAACTTCTCCACCGTCGATCTTAAAACGAGATCCGGAATACCGACCAATGCAAACCCACTGGCCCTCAGAACACCACGGATCTGAGTCCGCTCCGAACTTACCAGGGTCTTTGTACGCCAAAGGCCCTAGCTTCAGAACGTATGCCACAACAGTGGCTACAGCTTCTCGGGATCTAACTTCATCAGGAATGTGGATGCCGCCCTGCGTCTTGCTCGTACCTTGGTACGGCATAACTAACAGTCGCCAACCAGTTGGCTGCGGAAGTCGTTCCATCAGGGATTTATCTAAAAGTGCGGGATCGAGTACTCGATCCTCGGCGGTGACATACGCGCTATTAATTGGAGACGACTCCGCTGGCGATTCAGCGGTTCGGTCCTTCTTAATTTTCTGCGCTACATGATCAGGAAGAAATAAGGTCTTCGACATCTTCAGCGTGGTTCTCCAGCAGGGCTTTAATTTCCTCACGAGCGTAGGCAAGGCCCCGTATCTCACCTACCATGAGCTTATAACTCTCCCAGTCTTTGGCAGCGTCATGTGCAAGAGCACTTGCAATATCTTGTTCGCGCTCTCGTAGTAGCTTATACATGTATGTTGCAACGTCAACAAGGTCCATTAAAGAATATCTCTCTCGGAGCCTTCAGCCATGCCCGTGATCGGACCGCCTTTGACCCAATCGTTACAAACGTGCTCGGCAGAACACACGAATTTGTAGACTTGGCAGTAGCCAAGATCTCCGGACTCATCGCCGATGCAGTCCATCATGTCTTCCGTTTGGTTGTAGGCACCACAGTTTCCGCAAGACTCCGACAGCTTGAAGCCGCCGTCCTCTGTGGCATCATGGTAGTTTGCTTCGTCCTGCGCATACATCTTGTTAACGTCGTTAACTTCTTCGTCATGTGTTGCGATCGGGCAGCTAGAGCCGTTGTCATCCTCGTCCATCTTATCGACGGGGATTCCATCAGGCATTATGCTGATCATAATCGTAGGCATTAGTAGCACTTCCCACGCTTTGGGTTATCTCGGACATCACCGACGCGAACCTCGCCGCCGTCCATGAACTTCTTATCAAAGTTCTTCCTAGTGCCCTTCGAACCCATCGGAGGCTTATCTCCGTCGAAATTAGGTGGGCCCACACGCATTTTGTCCGTGCCCAACTTCTTACCCATGGTGCGTTTATAAGGCAGCATGAATCCGCCCTTCTTTGTACCTACTTTACTCGGGGCCTCGGGGTCTTTAGGCATATCGGGCGTCTTGGAAGTCTTAACTTTGCCTCCGCGTCGAAACGTCTGAGTGTCTTGCTCATAGATGTTCTTGCCGCTTGGGTGACGAGTACCCGCGCCCGCACCTTGTGTACGCTGGTCCATGTTCTTGCCGCTTGGGTGCTGAGTGCTGCCCTCGTCGTGCTTCGGACGCGCTTTGGGGCGCAATGATTTTTTTACTCCGGGCATGTCAGTCTCCTCGACTGTGAATTAAATAGTGACTGGGCTGTTAAATTCTACCAACGCAATCTGTCAAAAGGTTACAGAAAACCCAGCCACAAGTTATTCTAGCATTAGCCAAACATAATTGCCAGACTTTTGGGACCGATCACACCGTCAGGGGTTAATCCGTTGGCGGTCTGCCACTCTTTTACAGCGTTTGCCGTGCCTCTGCCAAAGTCGCCATCGGCGGCAATGCCCAACTTGCGCTGCATCTGCTTTACTGCGTCACCCTTGCT